TACAGATAATAGATCAGCTATTAATGATGCTATATCTGCGCTGGCTGCTAACGGTGGCGGGACGCTATACATCCCACCGTCAGGTGTGTTCCGTACTTCTGGTGGTCACGAAGTTCCGTCTAATTGTGCAGTCGTAGGTGAAGGGTATAATTCGTGTCTGAAGGGTTTTTACAATGCTGGGAACAACTCTAGTACAGCAGTGTTCTCTACCACGACAGACAACTTCCCTGAGATACAGCATGAAAACATATCTTTCAAGAATTTCCGTATAGAGGGAGTCTGGGATGAGTCTTTTAAAGAGACTAACAACAACTCGACTGTTGTCTTTACAGGTATAAGAAACTTCATTATGGAGAACTGCTGGATCCGAAATGCGGATTACGGGTCTTTCGTTATCAACGGCGGTATAGATGCACATGTCAGGAATTGTCATTTCTACAACTCTGCTCGTGATATGTGTAGGCTTTGGAACGTAGAGAACAGTAGTGTTGTAGGTAATACGTTCTACCGCAACGACGATGACTGCATCTCCATCAACATGGCTGGGTATGCTCCGGTTAGTGGGAGGCCACGAGAGGGTATTATCGTGGCAAATAACTACCTGCAAGACACAGGCGGAATCCGTATGCAGTCTTCTAAGAACTGTACCATTACGGGTAACGTACTGAAGCTGACTAAAGGCAACGCAAGTATCACTGTAGAGGCTATCACGTTCGCAGGAGTCAGACAGAGCAATAACCATAACGTCATTATCGCCAACAACACAATAGCAGACACTATAGAACGTACCTTAGCTGGCAGCCAAAACAACAGTGAGTTCTCTAACCTGAGAACCGCTATAAAAATTACTGCTGGTGAATGGAGTAAGTCAGGTCTTGATTTCGACGAAGCCTATGATTACTACAACACTGATAGAGGCTCAACAGGGGGTCCAAGCCCAAGCGGACAAAACGATTCACCAGTCGCGCCTATGCGTGTTAGTGAAGGTATTATAGTAGCTAACAACATCGTGAAGAGAACCCTCCCAGCTGTGGCGAACTACAGCGACTGGGGGTATGGCAAGATGTTTTCACGCTTCAAAGACACAGGAGAAGCCTCAGGGTATGTCATTAATGGGGAAACTGATCCTCAAATACTTGATGTTCACCTAGAGGCAAGGCCTCTGGAGATACGAGACGGTCTTCACAACTCTGTAATTATCGGTAATAGTTTTGAAGGTGCAGGGAAACAGTGTATACAGTTCAGAGACGGTAACAGGACAGCAACAGACTTCACCTTCCGAGGTGTCTTAGTAAAAGACAACATCTTGAGAGACTTTACGGAGAACGGGATACACTTCAATGGATCGTTTAGTGGTACAACACAGGATATTGTTATAAGCGGCAATACCGTTGATGGGGACCCTTTCTTTAAGAGTACAGATAGAGCCACCGTCAGTGGTGAGCCGACAGGTGGGTTCACCTCACTAACATCTCTTAGGGGTATCGGCGCATCAGGTATAAAAGGGATTGTCTTGACTAACAACATCTTTAAGAACTGTAGCCAAGCTTGGTCGCTAGATTCTAATACGTGCGTAGTGGAGGATAACTTCCTTGCAGGTGAACCAAACGCATCAAATCCGTTTGCTTTCAGTTCGAGCAACTTAGGCATAGGTGTCTACCCTGCGGCAGCGGGGGTTGAATTCAATCTCATATATGAAGTGAGTGACCCTAGACAGCCCAATTACGGAGAGAGGCTAGTCCAGCCTAAGAAAAGTTTTGGAGCCGAGACTATACCTTCTGGAGGGTTCTACTTCGCAGGCCAGTTTATAGCGTCAAGATCTTCTAATATATCTGGGAGCCAAAAACTCCTCCTAGGCCATAAGAGGATGACTAACGGGACATCCCACGTTCTTGGTACGGACTGGCGGCGCCTTTATGCAGATATCAGTTCATAGGAGACATCATGGAAAAGTATAAGGCAAGTAACGGTAGGAGGCTCACACAGGGTCTCTTCTACGAGTTTAACAACGAAGATGCTCCGTATACGCTCCGTGACGAAGACTTTACTAACAGAAAGGGTAAGACATACAAGAGTGCAGCTGCAATATATAGAGACGCAGTGGATGAGTATGATGCAGCCCTAAAGTTAGTAGGAAGTTGGGGACACTGGAAGCTTCTCCTAGACACTTGCGATTGGTTCGTGAATGGAGCAGAGCTTGGAGGTTTCTCCTTTGACGGAGTGAAGGCTTGGAGAGATGAGATGGCGTTGAGAGACGCTTCTCACTCCAAAAAGCTTTTACAAGAGCAAGCAGATAATGGAAATGTTACAGCTATGAAGTATTTGAATGAATCTTCATCTAAGACAGGAAAGGCAGGGAGACCTGCTAAACCTGTTAAGAAGAAGCCTGTAAGCGAGGTTAGCAGTATCTTCAAAGCTGTTAAGGGGAGAACATGAGTGCAGAAGTAGCAACAGCCAGTGCATTGTGGAAACCCCTAGCTTGGATCTTTGGAGGTTTATTAGCTCTGATTAAGTTGTTCATCGGTTACATCTGGGTGAAGCATACTAAAGATGTAGAAAAGCTTTCAGACAGCAATGCCAAGTTACAAAAGAAAGTCTCCGAGATGGAATTAGACATAACAAAGAATTACTACGACAAAGAAGAGATCACTCGACACATCGTAGAGCCGATTAGGGAGGATATGCGTGAGACCAACACCACCCTAAAGCTGCTAGCAACACACTACGGAGATCTTCAACAAGACGTAGCAATTCTAAAACACACCCTCCTGAGTGAGGAGCTAAGGAATCAACGTGAGTCAAGAGATTAGACAAGAGTGTGAACAAGATTTGTATTTGTACGCACAAGTTATGTTCCCCAATCGTTACTTTGGGGATGTGCATCAAGATATGTTTGCGTTCTTCCAAAAGTCTCTTGAAACAGCAATGGAGAGTGGAGAGGGTGACAACGCTGCTGCACTAATCCCTCGGGACCATCAGAAGTCTTTCTGTATTGCTGTAGCCTGTTCATGGGCTATAACGAAGTACCCTTGGTTCACTGTAACGTATGTATCCTCTAACCCAACGTTAGCAGAGAGACAGCTTACAGTTATTAAAAACATATTTAAGAGTGATACGCATCGAGAGCTTTGGCCTGAGATGCTTAATTACGAACTCAACCCTAGGACAAGAGAAGAAGAACATAAACCTAAAGGTACTTGGACTAAGACAGAGATTGCTGTAGACAACCCAGCAAGACCTAAGTCGGAGAAAGATCCCACAATCGCTGCTACGTCAGCTAAGTCAACTAACACTGGTGCTCACTATAAGATGTGTATCTTTGATGACTTGGTGACTAACGAGAACTACAGGTCAGCAGCAGAACGTGAAGATATACGTGAGGTGTATCAAAGCTATGCATCAATTGCCACAACAGGTAGTATAAAATGGATGGTGGGTACACGTTACGGAGACAACGACTTATACGCAGACTTAAAAGAAAAAGAATACAGCGTTTACGACGACGAGGGAAACGAGGTAGAGAGCAAACCCCTCTGGTCTTGGTTTGAACGTGTTGTAGAGAACAGCAGGAATAAGGACGGAAGTGGGACATACGTATGGCCTAGGCAGAAGATGCCTGATGGTAGTTGGTATGGTTTCAATCGTAATGAGCTGGCTAAGAAGAAGTCAGAGGCATTTAACCTAGAGCTATTCTACGCTCAGTATTACAACGATCCTAATGCAGCTGACCAAGACAACCTAAACAAAGATCACTTCATGTATCTACAACCTAACCTTCTAGTCAATGAGGGAGGTAAGTGGACTTACGCAGGTAAGAGATTGAAGCTTAATGCTGGTATGGACTTAGCCTTCTCAGAAGGGACAGGCAATAGACGAGTTAAACGAGACTACACAGCGATAGCTGTAACGGCTTGGGACAGTGAAGGATATTTATATGTACTTGACCTCAGACGTTTCCAGACAGCGCAAGCAGAAGTCTACTACTCGCAGCTCAAAGAGCTCTGGGACTACTGGCAATTTCCCGAAGTCACCGTGGAAACGAATGGCGGAGGTAAGGTTGTTGCCAACGCGCTAGAAGCGTCCCTAAGACAAGACGGTATTCCTCTTGTTGTAAACCACCAGCATAAGAACCAAATGAGCGATAGCAAGGTGGAACGTAATATCCAGCTGCTACATCCTCTATATAAAACTAAGAGCGTGTTCCACACTAAAGGTGGGTATACGAGAGACTATGAGGAAGAATTGCGCCTCACACGTCCTCCACACGACGATTTAAAGGATGCAGTGTTCTTGGCTGTCTCTACAGGTAAACGTGCTCCCAAGGAGCGTACAGCTCGTAGAAACAACACTGTTGTCCCAATGAGCAGGTTTGGAATAGGAAGGCGCAGATTAGCATGACAAGACCAGTTAATATAACAGACTACAGCGATAAGAAGCTTGTAGCTACGACTATTGCAGATATGTGGGATCAGTACAACATGTCTCGTGTCAAAGCTATGGAGTTGTGGAAAGAGGTGGACTTGTATCGTTTTGCTACGGATACTAAGAGCTTACCGGGAGGTAACAACTTTGACCACGCTATGCATACTCCAGCTACTCATATGATTGATGAGAAGCTAGGCTCTATTCTAAACGCTACAGCTTTCCCTCACGAGGATTGGCTAGGATGGAAACCTTTAGACTTAGCAGCTACGGCTGTTGAGAAAGAAAAGAAAGTGTTAGCGTACCTGAAGAAGATACACGCTGTCACTAAATTTACACGTACAGGTAAGAAAAGCTTAGACGATTTAAAAGCATACGGCAACACATTTCTACAGACTGTGATGGTTAACGAGTCCACTGTGGAAGATGGAGAGGTGCAGGCTGGCTATATAGGGCCTCGCACCTTCCGTATATCACCTTACGATATTGTGTTTGACCCTACAGCTCCAGACTTTGACTCTAGCTTTAAGATTGTACGTAAACGAATGACTGTTGGTGAGTTTGCCAACTTTGCTGAAGCTCATTCTGATAAGGTGGATGAGAAAGCTGTACAACAGATACTTAAACGTCGTACAGGCTCAGCAGAAGGTCATGGGAGCAACGATCACTTTAAAGATGGCCAGTTCATAGCTCAGGGCTTTGACAGCCGTACAGCTTATTACAGGAGCGGATACGTAGAACTATTGTTCTTCTATGGCTCTTGGTTCGATGAAAAAACTCTCAAGGTGATTCCCAATCGTTGTACAATAGTTGCTGACTTCAATACAACAGTGATGGATATGTACAAACGAGAGAGTCGTATCCGTAAAGGTAGTTGGAAAGAGCGTCCAGATAATCTCTGGGCACAGAGTCCTCTAGAGCCTATCATCGGTCTTAACTACATGATTAACCATCGTGAGAACGCTAAAAACGATGCTATAGACAGAATGATCTATCCAGACCATATCTATGTAGGTGAGCCTGAAATCATCCATGATGATGTTACAGGGCGTAGAGAGATATGGGCCCCTCTTAACGGGGATGCAAGAGACATCACTCCTGATGCGTCAACATTGTCCTACGATGGTCAAATTGATCGCATTGAACAAACTATTATGGAAGCTACAGGCTTACCATCAGATATACTAGGCTTCAGGAGTCCGGGAGAAAAGACAGCGTTTGAAGTGCAGAACTTGACAGAGGGAGCATTCAGAGGCTTTATAGACCACGTAGCACAGTGGGAACAAGACTGCCTTGAGAAGGTGGTAGCTGACCAGATTGCTATAGCGTCTGAAAACTTTACTTCAGTGGAGAAGGTGTTGGTTGAGGATGAGGATGGCTTTAAGGAAGAGCTTGAAGTCACAGAAGATGATCTAAAAGCTAACGGTACGCTTGTACCGATGGGCGCTAGACGCTTCTCTCGTATGCTTCAACAACTTGCTGGTATTCAGAGTATGTCTCAGACAGCTCCTCTTTACCAACAGCACATCAATTCGTTCAACCTTGCGAGTGCAATCGAGAAGCTTAGCGGCTTAGATGACTTCCAAATTATCGAGAAGTTTGCAGCTGTTAAAGAGCAGGGTGAGATGCAGAAAGAGAGTGCTATGGTGGAGCAAGATGTGGTAAACGACATGTCTCAGCCGACACCTTTGGAAATGGGGATGATGGATGAGTAAG